CCGTCTGACGATATACTTTACGAGAAGGCTCGCCAGCGAGAAGCGCTAAACGCGTTGCAAGTTAGGATAATCTGCCACTTATGCAACGAACCAGTTTCAAGTTCAGAACTAGCATTCTGGATCGAAGGCCAAGCGATTACTTGGTCATGCAAGAAATGCCACGCAGTCAATGAGTCAAAGCCGTAAGCATCGAGGCTTTCGAACAGAGCGTGTTGTAGCAGATTACCTGCGGCGCTTTTGGGAAGGCGCTCAGGTTGGTCGAGGTTCTGGACGCGACATACTCAATGTTCCGTTCGACTGCGAGGTTAAGGCGCGTACAGGACTCGATGTAGTAGGGACACTCCGCCAGATCGAAACTAGAACAGCTGAAAGCGGCTTATTGGGGTTCGCTTGCTTTCGGCTTAATGGGCAAGGTGAACAGGTTGAAAATTATGTGGCCATGTTACGCCTTGGCGATCTGGTGGAGTTACTACGAGCTGCCGGATATGAAGATCGACGCGATAACGTTAAAGACTCAGATATCAGACGATGCAATCAATGTGGAGAATGGACTATCAATGACCCATGCAACTGGTGTGAGAATCAATAATGCCAATCTATGAGTTCGAATGTACGAATGATCAATGCGAAGCCAATCTTCGCTATGAGAAGGAGTTAAAGATAAATGAACCACATGACGTCGATTGCGGGTTCTGCCATGAACCAATGCGAAAAATCTATTCTTCCTTTGGTATCCAATTTAAGGGATCAGGCTTTTATTCAACGGACAACAAATGAAAATTGGGTCACTTTGCACCGGCTATGGTGGGCTAGACATGGCGGTAGAAGCATATTTTGGCGCTTATACAGTCTGGTGCGCTGAATACGATAAATACGCGTCTGAGTTAATTGCAGACCAATATGGATATATCAATCATGGAGACATAAGTGAGATTGATTGGTCAAGTGTCGATCCGATAGACATTCTCACAGCTGGTTATCCATGCCAACCGTTTAGCCAAGTAGGAAGAAGAAAGGGCGTTAATGATGAAAGACATATCTGGCCGCATATTGTGGAAGCAATACGTACTTTACAACCCAAGTTCGTCGTCTTGGAAAATGTGCGAGGACACCTCAGCCTTGGATTCGACAAAGTCCTTGGAGACCTTACCGAATTGGGGTATGACGCACGATGGAAGATTGTTCGCGCTGGTGAAGTCGGAGCGCCACACAACAGAGCCAGACTCTTTGTTGTTGCCTACCCCAAACACTCAAACTGGGAGAACGACTGGCAAACACAGGAATTGGGGCGCGGATCTGCTTCACGCTCTGACCTGCTCATGCAAGAACCGCCGGCACGTCTGGACAGAGGTCGAGTTAACCTGAAGTTCATTGAATACATGATGGGCTTAGAGAAAGGTTGGGTATCTGACTATAACTTCCCTGAACAAGAACTTTATAAACTGTTAGGAAATGGAGTAGTTCCACAACAAGCACTTTATGCTTTGCAGATCTTGATGAGTTCCGACACGCCGTCTGAGCAGGACTTATGTCGATGATGCTTTACAGAGGGTGTACTCTATCGGCTAGAAGCCCTCAAGGCTTCAACTCGCGCCTGAAAGGCGTAGCGCGAGAGTTAGCCGTCGCTATTGGGATATTTCTATCTATTGCAAGTATGCCTAGAGTAGAGGCTTCAATAGTGCCAATTAAAAGCATTAAACAGATTGCTAATTACCAGTTAACAGATAAGCAATATAACTGCCATAACGCAATCATCTATCGAGAATCTAGATGGGACTTATCAGCTGTTAATGGCTCACATTATGGGCTATATCAAGGTAAGTCGTTAAGCCTTAAAGGCGCACCGGCTGAGTACCAGTTCTGGTGGTATTGGTACTATGTTACTAATCGGTATGGAGTAACTAAGTATGATGAGCCTAACTACTGCAATGCACTACACCATCTACGTACTCATGGTTGGCAGTAATGCCTAAAGATCCTAGAGATAGTAAGAAGTGGAGAGCGCTGCGATTGGTAGTGTTAGCCAGAGATGGATACACCTGCCACTACTGTGGTCAACCTGCTAATACAGTTGACCATGTTGTGCCAGTTAAGTCTAACCCTGATCTTGCAATGAACTTAGAGAATTGTGTGGCTGCATGTAGGTCATGCAATAGTGCAAAGGGTTCGCGCTCAGAGGGGTCTTTTTTGCACCGAGGGTTCACCCCCCCTGTCTTTCCGTCCTATCCGTCCCCGATGGTTAGCCAAGTCCAACTGGACAGCCCGTTTATGACCCGACCTAAGCCTGAAAGCCCCCGATAGTGGCCGCTCGCAAGCAAGTCCTTCGAGGGGCAACAGAACCAAGGCTTCACAGTCCATACTTAAAGGGCAAGTCAAAAGTCGATGATGTAATCGAGTTAACTAACCTGATCAACATGCCGCTTTTACCATGGCAGGAGTTCACTCTCCGAGACATGCTGCGCGTTGACGCTAAAGGCAACTGGATTCGCAAGACGAACCTGCTATTGGTTGCCCGGCAGAACGGCAAGACCCATCTGACCCGTATGGTCATTCTTGCTCACCTCTTAAAATGGGATTCTAAGAATATAATCATCGCTTCATCTAACCGATCGATGGCACTCGATACGTTTCGACAGGTAGCCTCGGTTTTAGAGCAGAACGAGAACCTCATGGCGCTAGTAAAGGCTATCCGTTATGCCAACGGTACTGAGTCGATTGAAATGAAAGACGGACGACGCCTTGACGTAGTAGCTGCGACCCGAGACGGCTCACGCGGTAGAACTGCCGATGCGCTATTCCTCGATGAAGTTCGTGAATGGACAGAAGAAGGCTATCGAGCAGCGATGCCGGTCACCCGCGCTAGACCTAACGCCCACACATTCTTAACTTCTAACGCTGGTGATGCTTTTAGCGCGGTTCTTAATGATCTTAGAGAACGCGCTTTGGATAACCCGCCAAAGTCATTCGGATATTACGAATACTCAGCGCCACAATATTGCAAAATTGACGATCCCAAAGCTTGGGCAATGGCTAACCCTGCTTTGGGCTATACGGTGACGAAAGAAGCCCTAGAAGAATCGGTTGCGACTTCACCGATTGAAAATACGCGTACAGAGTTACTTTGCCAATGGATTGACTCCCTAAGTTCGCCTTGGCCTCATGGAGTCTTAGAGGAAACTTCAGATGCAACACTTCAGATCCCAGTTGGCGGATATACCGTCTTTGGGTTTGATGTATCGCCATCTAGACGTAACGCATCACTTGTTGCTGGCCAGATATTGCCAGATGGCCGCATCGGCGTCGGAATCTTGCAGACATGGGAATCAGCAGTCTCGGTTGACGATCTAAAGATTGCAGCTGATATTAAAGGCTGGGCTGATCAGTACTTGCCGCGCCAGATCTGCTTTGATAAATACGCTACCCAGTCAATCGCTGATCGATTGGCAAATGCCGGGTGCGTAGTCCAAGATATTTCAGGCCAACAGTTCTATCAGGCTTGCGGAGACTTGCTCGATGGCTTGGTTAATCACAAAGTCGTTCATAACGGCCAAGCCAACCTAATTCAGCAGATGAATAACTGCGCAGCTAAAGTCAACGACTCAGCATGGCGAATTGTAAAGCGAAAGTCCGCCGGGGACATAAGTGCGCCAATATCTTTGGCCATGGTTGTATCGATGTTAATGAAACCACAACAGGTAGCGCGTATCTTCGAAGGTTAAACTATATCTAGTGTATAATAGGTCGCCTATGGCAATCTTTGGGCGTAAAAAAGAACTCACAGCACAGACTAATCCAGCCGTTTATGACGCGCCCTTTGGCAGTTCATACTTCGCTGGAAACTTTGGCGGTTGGAACAACTACGCCTCAGCACTCGATCGTCAAGCAGCGGTATCTGTTCCAGCCGTCAATCAATGTCTTAATTTAATTAAAGGCACGATTGCAACAATCCCGCTAGAGATGTATTCATTAAATACTGGCGAAGAATTAGCGATGCCAGCATGGGTTCGTCAACCTGATCTTCGCGCTCCTCGCTCTGTTACGATAAGTTGGACGTGCGACAGCCTCGCCCTATATGGGACCGCTTTTTGGAGAGTGACCGAAGTCTATGCCGATGACCTGCGCCCAGCGCGGTTCGAATGGATACAGAACAGTCGAGTAACAACTAAGTTAGACAAGTTCTCACAAGACGTTGAGTATTACATGGTAAATAATGTTCGTGTACCAGACTCAGGCGTTGGATCTTTAATTACATTCCAAGCACTCGATCAAGGACTTTTAGTTCGATCACAAAGACTTCTTAACTCAGCAATCCAAGCCGAAGAAGCTGCTAACGTAGGCATCTCTTCGCCACAACCGACGGGTTACATTCGCAATACTGGCGCTGACCTTCCAGACGGTCAGATTCAAGGACTTCTTAACACTTGGAAGAATGCCCGTAAGAATCGCTCAACTGCTTACCTAACTTCTACCCTTGAGTACGTTCCAACGTCCTATTCTCCAATGGAAATGACCTACAACGACAGCATTGAAGAATTGGCAGCCCAGATCAGTCGCGCCATGAACGTACCGGCACACATGATTAACGCAGAGCATAATCGTTCATCTACTTATCAGAACGTTCTCGATGCTCGCAAAGAGTTCTTTGCTTACACACTAGCGCCTTACATCAGCGCGATTGAGGACAGGCTCTCTTTAGATGATCTGACCCCTAGAGGATCGGTTATCCGCTTCGCGGTCGATGAAACCTTCCTGCGCGCTAACCCGCAAGATCGTTTAGCAGTTACAGAGAAGTTACTTTCACTTCAGCTCATATCACTAGACCAAGCCAAGGAAATGGAAGGATTAGCGCCAGACGGTAGCGAATCTTCCACAACTACACCACCACCATCAGGAACGGAGTCAGTACCAGATGCTACTGAACTTTAATTCACCTATTGAAGCAGCCGACGGAGAACGTCGTATTGTTTCAGGCCAGATCGTCCCATTCGGGTCAATCGGTAATACTTCTATTGGCAAAGTAATCTTCGAAGCGGGTTCAATTCAGATCCCTGCCCCTTCAAAGATTAAATTGATTGCTCAGCACAACACCAACGATCCAATCGGTCGCGCACAGTCATTCCGCGAAACTGCTCAAGGCATCGATGGAGTATTTAAGTTATCGGCTGCAAGCAAAGCGCAAGACTATCTCGTCATGGCATCAGAAGGCTTGATCGATGGTCTTAGCGTAGGCGTAGAAGTTCTTGCGTCACGCGAGCGCAAAGATGGAACAGTCGTCGTTACTGCTGCGCTTCTCAAGGAAGTCAGCCTTGTAGAAAGTCCGGCATTCGACCAAGCCAGAGTGCTTGAAGTCGTTGCATCAGAGACAGAAGAAGTTTCTGCTCCAGTTGAAGAAACTGTTGCAGATGAAAACCCAAACCAACCAGAAAGTGAGGCAGCTGTGTCTGAAGATACAACTCCCGCAACAACTGAGGCAGCAGCAGCACCCGCAGCAGAAGCCTCACGTCCAACAATCAAGGCATCAGCCGCTTATGGCGATGGCACAACTCGCGTTCGTCATGGTATTACTTCCATGGGTCGCTACACAGAGCACAAGGTAAAGGCTGCACTCGGCGACGAGCAGTCAAAGCAATGGATTGCAGCTTCTGAAGATAAACTAACAGCAGCAGCAGATTCATTCTCAACAAACCCAGCGTTCTCACCAATTCAGTACATGTCCAACTTCGTATCTAACACAAACTTCGGTCGCCCAGCGATCGATGCAGTATCTAAGGCAGCACTTCCTGCTTCAGGTATGACTATCAATATCCCAACACTTGTTACTTCAGCAGGTGGCGGATCAGGAACTGCTCCAACTGTTGCTTCAACAGCAGAGTCAGCAGCTCCATCAGATACTGGGATGGTCTCCGCTTATACATCGGTGAGCGTATCCAAGTATGCCGGCCAGCAAACCATCAGTTTGGAATTGATGGAAAGATCTGATCCAATCTTTTTCGATCAACTAGCAATCCAGTTGGAGCGCGCATACCTACAAGCAACAGACGCAGCACTTATCGCGATCTTGACTGCACAAGGTACACAAGCATCAACAGCAGCAGCATCATCAGCAGGACTTATCTCATACGTATCAACTGAATCACCAGCTGCATACAAGGGATCTTCATATTTCGCACAGAACCTAGTTGCGAATACTGACTGGTGGAGCGCACTTCTTGGATACACCGACACAACAGGTCGTCCAATCTACAACGCTTACAACTACATGAACAATGCCGGCGAATCAAAGCCAGGTTCCATCAAGGGAACAGTTTTGGGCTTAGACCTCTATATCGATAAAAATGTTACAGCAGGACTAGTCGATGAATCAGCATTCATCATCGCACCTGAGACCGTTCTATGGATGGAATCACCAGAAGCATTCTTCTCAGTTAACGTCGTTAACTCAATGTCTGTACAGACAGCAATCTACGGCTACGCAGCAGGTAAGGTTCTTATCCCAGCTGGCGTCCGTCGCTTTAACCTCACATAAGCAAGAGGTAATCTAGTACGCCGACTGGCGGGGTAAGCCCTTCCCCGCCAGTTCGGTCTTAGAAAGGAATCATGGCAGCCACATACGTTACAGCGAATGAATTAAAGTCAGTATTGGGAGTGGGATCACTTTACCCAGACTCAGACCTTGAATTGGCATGCCAGACTGCTGAAGATACTCTTAATCAATATCTTTGGTTCGATTCGATTCCTGTAATTGGCAGCATGTATCAGGGCGGTATAGCAACCCTAGTTCTATCATCTGATGGCTCATTTACAACTGGTCAAACTTTGACCATTACTAACAGCGGCACGATCTTTAACGGCGCTCATGTGTTAACTGGAACTTACCCTTACTCAACTGGGTCAACAGCATTCCCAAGTTTCTCTTTTAACTTTCCTTATGCGTATGGCACATTCCCACGCACTTACTCTTTGGTTCAATTTACAGACGTCGCAGGATCACCAGCTGCTCAGAATTACAAGACAGTAGTTCCATACGGCAAAGCATCAGGCGTGGATACAAAGACAACTTCTTATGCAACTACACCGGCAATCCGTCAAGCTGCGCTAATGCTTGCAGTCGATGTCTGGCAAGCGCGCCAAGCGCCTTCATCTGGCGGCGTTTCAGTCGATGGCGTAACTCCATCGCCATACCGACTCGGTAACACAATGCTTGCCAAGGTACGCGGCCTTATTGCTCCGTACACCAACCCAAGGTCAATGGTTGGCTAATGACTACGCCAGCAATTACAACACTTCGTCAAACGCTTGCAACCGCGTTAACGGCTAACACTACTTACCAAGTTTTTTCTTATCCGCCGGCAACAATTCAAGCCAATTCTATTGTTATCATTCCTGACGATCCTTACCTTTCGCCCAATAATGATTCATGGGCAACCGTCGGCCCAACCGCCAATTTCAAACTTTTAATTACTGTTCCATTGTTCGATAACCAAGGCAACCTGCAAGGTATAGAATCAGCCATTATTACCATGTTTAACGCTTTGTACAGCGACGATAATATATCCTACAATGTGGGAACTGTATCCCAACCTCAAGTTCTCTCTGTCGCAAGCGGAGACCTATTATCATGCGAAATGTCTATTTCGCTCGTCACTAGCTGGGAGTAATAATGGATATCAAAGAATGGAACGAAGAAAACGAAGCCTTCCTGATTAAAATTGGTCAGGTCGAACCAAAGCAAACCAAACCCGCAACCAAGAAAGACGAGGAATAACCTAAATGGCAGTATTTCTAAATAATGGTGTGC